CCGCTGCAGTCGCCACGCAGGCCGCTGCTAATTTCGCCATACAGGCCGCTGCAGTCGCCATACAGGCCGCTGCAGTCGCCACGCAGGCCGCTGCTAATTTCGCCATACAGGCCGCTGCAGTCGCCATACAGGCCGCTGCAGTTGCCCACCAGGCCGCTGCAGTCGCCATACAGGCCGCTGCATGGACCTAAGATTTTTTCACCGTTGATACAATGCCAAAGTTCATTGGCTATCCGTTTGAGTGGCTTTGTTGCCATGATTGCAAGGTGATGGAGTGATGGGACAGCGCCAGACTCAGCCGGCCACAGGAGCCGGGCAGGCCCGAGCGAGGTAACGCTCCAGCGCTTCCCGCAGGGCGGCCAGCGGCGCAAGGATCGGGGCCAGGGCCGGTAGGCACTGCAGGGGCTCGGCGTGCACCAGCTGGGCTGCGCGGGCGCTGATGGCCTCCAGCTCGTCGCGACACAGGCGGCCGGCGGCGTAGGTGGCGACGGCGGCGGAAAGGATGGCGGCGGCGATCTGCTTGCGATGCACCCAGATGAACCGGGCGATCTTCAACAGAACTAAGGCGATTACGACACAGACAATGGCGACAACACGCGCCAGGTCGGCGATTGATTTCATGGTGGGAAATGCTGGGGGGAACCACCGGGGCGCTCAGGCCTCGCCGGTGATGTGAAAATGGTAGCACCACGGGCCGGGTGGTGTCAAGGGGGGCCGCGGGCCCCCCGTTCTGCCGTATCCGCAGCTCTATCAGCACTGCGGCGTTTGAGGAGCTGAAGCACTCCTCGGAGGCAGCTTGCCAGAGGCAAGAGGAAAACAATAGCGCCACATCAAGCCCGGATCTGGATCGGCATCACCAGGTAGGTGAAGTCGTTCTCGTCGCCGCTGGGCTCCAGCACGGAGGGGGCGGTGGGGGCGTTGCAGCGCAGCAGAACCTGGTCCGAGGTCATCGCCTTGAGGCCACCGAGCAGGTAGCGGACATCGAAGGCGATCTCGATCGGTTCCCCTTCGGCGACCACCGGCAGGGATTCGCTGCCGCAGCCCACGTCTTTGGCGTCGGCAAGGATCGTGACGGTGCCGGCCTCGGGATCGCTGCGCAGCTTGACGACGCCGTTTTGCTGATCGGCCAACACCGCCACCCGCTCCAGGGCCTGGGAGAAACCGCGGCGGTCGAACTTGAGGCTGCGGCTAAAGGAGGGGGGGATCAGCTGGCGGTAGTTCGGGTAGGTGCCGTCAAGCGTGCGGCTGGTGAGCACCTGGTCCGCCCAGAGCACCACCACCTGGCCGCGCTCGCAGAACAGGCTGAGGGGCTCGCCGGCGGGTCGCCCCGAGAGCAACCGCTCCAACTCCCGCAGGGAGCGGGCCGGCACCGTCACCGAAAACGGTTCGCCGCTGCCGTCGCCGCCATCGGCCGGCACCTTCTCGATGCGCAGCACCGCCAGGCGGTGGCCATCGGTGGCGGCGCATTCGAGGCCATGGCTGGAGAGCAGCAGGTACACGCCGGTGATGATCTGCCTGCTCTCGTCAGAACTGGCGCAAAACGCCGTCGCACGGATCGCCCGTGCCAGTGCGCCAACGTCAACGCTCAGTGAGTCGCCAGTGGCGGCAGGCGGGTTCGGGTAGTTGTCGGGATTGGCTGCGGACAGCTGGTAGCTGCCGGAGAGGCTGGTGATTGTGGCCTGCTCCTCGGCGGCGCAAAGGGTGATCGGGCTGTCGTTGGCCAGGCGAGCGACGATGCCCCCCAGTAGGTGCGCCGACAGGGCAGTGGCCCCGCTGGTCTCCACGCTGGCGGAGATGGTGCTCTGGAGGCCCAGGGCCAGGTCGTAGCCAGTGAGGGTGAGCCGTCCCGTGGTGGCATCGGCCGAGAGCAGGACGGTGCTCAGGATTGGATGGGATGGCCGGCTGGAGATGGCGCGGCTCACCAGGGCCAGGGCCTGGTTGAGGTCGGATTGAGAGCAGGTGAGTTTCATGGGGTTGGCTCGGATTCGTCAAGGGAGATCTCGAAATCAGGAAGATCTTTTACAGTCTTGGAAAGCAGCCGTAAAACAATGCGGCCAAATATATAAAAAGCGGGATCAACATCGCCGATTTCTTTGATTTCGTGAAGATGGTTGGCTGTGTGATCTATGACTGCGCAAATGCGCTTCCGCTCAAAAGCAGCACCAGTCCTGATGTCGGTGCTTCGGTTGTTATCGTTGAAGTCGGGTTGGAAGTAGGTGAGTTTCATGGGGTTGAGGTGGTGGTGGGCAGCGGGAGGACCCAGTGGGGGAGCGAGTGGGTATGCACCGACGGATCAGGACGGCATAGGCAGTAGTGGAAGTTGATTGGATGCCACATCCAGCAGGTGCCCTGCGCATCGCACCACCCTTCGCGCTCCCATGGTCGCTCGCTCACCGGGATGGGGGTGACGGCAGGCCGGCCCCAGCGGGCGAGGACGGCGCGGGCAAACTCCTCCGGCTTGCGGGCGGCAAACTCGAAGGCCATGGCTCGAAGCTCTTCGCGGGTCGGCCAGCTCGGCGCGGACTCTGGCGCATCCTCGTCAACGCGCTCGCCAACCACCTGCGCCGCCCACGTCAACATGCCGGCATCCTTTGATCTGCCTGCATCTGCGGATTGGGTCGCGCTTTCGGTAAGCCAGGAAATCAGGGGCCCGAGGTCTTCAAGGCTCGGCCCCACCGGCTCCAGCTCGGCCAGCTTGGCGCGGGCGCGGGTGATCAGGTCGCGGTGCTCGTGATACGGATTGGCGCCGTCGTATTCAGCCAACGGCTGCAACAGCTCAGCGCACAGGGCGCGGAAGTCGGTGCTCATGGTGTCTCTGCAGTGGGCTGGTGTTCGCCGATCCCGTCCAGCCAGTCGGCGGTCGTTGAGCTGCCGCCGTGCAGCTCCCGCAGGATGCCGGACAGCTTGAGGGCGTAGAGCTGGCTGATGTGGCGGCATTGGCCACAGGGAGTGGCGCAAATAGGCTTGCTGCGTCCGTTGCTAGCCGAGCAAATAGTCAGCGCCAGGCGATCGGCGGGGGTTGGGGTGGTCATGAGGTGTTGGTGGTGGTCCTAATCCTGAGAATTAACCTATTTAGGTACCATTGAGCCTTAAGAGCATCCTCAAGTGGGTTGTCCTTTAGCCACATCCGTAACAGATACTTGAGTACTTGCCACTGCAACCCAGCGCTTACCGTATCCGGGGCGCTGGCTGCAGCCTGCTCCAGGATGACAATCACCTCAATCGATCCAGCGGTGTAATGGGCTGGATGGTTGACGGGATCATTCACGCCCCACCTCCATCCCCTGGCGGGTGCTCTGCGTTGACAGCCTCCGGCCAGTGCCGCATCAGCTTGCGGCTAACCACGCCCATGGCCCGATTGAGGCTGGGGCAGTGGTCGATCCTGATCCCCGGGTAGGGGCCATCGGGCCGCGGCCTCACGACACCCTGCCAGTGGCCATCGGCGTCAGGCTGGGGTGCGACGGCTGCGATGCACACGCGATCGCCGTAGTAAACGCACCACGCATCTGGAGAATCGTGGTGCTGCTCCCAGGTAATGGGGCTCACAGCTGCGCCTCCCCGCCAGAGGATCGGCGCAACTCGGGGAACGAGTCGCCGGGGTCGTGGTGGTGGACCTGCCAGGCCCAGCCGCCAACGAGCAGGAGGATTACCAGGCATGGGATGCCGTAGTCCAGCAGGCGGCACCGCAGCAAGCGGCGGGAGTCGGCGCGGTCCTGCTCTCGGGTGTTGCGGGTCATGGCGCCTCAGAACGGAATGTTATCGCCGGCCACAGCACCGCCCCCGTCCCACACTGGCGGGGATGTCGGGGTGGCGGGGCGTGGCAGGGGGGAGTCAGCAGGGCTGGCGGCTGGCGTGGCATCGTCATCGCGCTTGCTGCCGAGCAGCTCTAAGCGGTCAACGCGAATCACGGGCTTATTGTGCTTTTCGCCAGTGGTCTTGTTTGTCCACTTTTGCATGTGCAGGGTGCCAATGACACCAATCAAGGATCCCTTCTTGACGTGATCCGCTGCAATCTGGGCCTGTTTGCCCCAGATCTCAAGATTGAACCAGTCCGGATCCTCGTCGCGGCTGCGGCGGTTGACAGCGAGCGTGAGGTTGGCAACCATGGTGCCGGATTCGAAGTAGCGGACTTCTGGATCGCGGCCGGCGCGACCGACGAGGGTGATGGAGTTGATATTCATGATGGGGTTGCGGTGGGTTCGGTGGTTTGTTGGGCGGCTGCGTTAAATTGAGTAACGGTCTCTGTGCTGATACCGTTACGACAGATGTGAATCAGCGTTTCCTGTGACAGGTAATGCAGGCTGCCTCCCCTGCCACGGCTGAAGTGATGGCAAAAAGCTTGCTGGCCCTGGATGGTTAAACCAGCCTTGTTGCAAACAATAGAAGCTTGAGCTGTAAGCGTTGCCATATCCGGCTGGGGCTCAGCCACTTCTCGTTGCTCCTTGTCATAAAGCGCAAGACCAAACGGGTTTCCGAACGTCATCAAGGCCCGCTTCATGGCGTCGGTCTCAGCCTCCTTTAAGGCTGATTCGTGGGCCTGGCCCGGGTCCACGTCAATGCCGTGGCCGGCGCCGCAGCCATCGCGGACAATGGCGCCGACGCGGATACGAACGCGGGCGGTGTAGGTCACGCCCCAGCCGGGCTTCTGCTGGCGGCCGATCAGCCGCTCTCGCTCGCTGACGCAGCGGGTTTCGAGGGTCTCGCGATCCCAGGCGCCAAACCCAAAGATTCGGTTGGCCTCAGCGATCGCGTGCCAGCCCTCCACATAGGAGAGTGTCTGCCCCGACTGGCTGCGGGTTTTGACATAAGCCCGGTTGAGCGGCTCGGCCAGGGCGGCCAGCTGCTCGGGGGTGAACGGTTCATCGGGGGGCATCGGTCCCTGCGGTGGTTGCACAAACGATAGCGCAACGGTTGCTCTTGTGCAACCGATCAGCCGGGCCAGGTGATCGCCGCGGCATCGTCGGCACTGCGGGCAAAGCCGGCACGGCCACCGGCGCGGGCGATGTTCGCCGCCCAGTCCTGTTGGGCCTGGCGCTCCTGGGCATTTCGCGGGCGCTTGGTCTCGATGCTGAGGAACAGGCCCACCGTCTCGCCCACCATCTCGGGCGTTACGGGCACCGACACCAGGCCGATCCAGTCGCCGCTGCCGGGCTTCAGGCCCGTGGTGTAGAACCGGCCCTGCCTCACGATCACATCGCCAGGGCGGAGGCTGGCGCGGGCAGAGTTCAGGTTCAGCGCTGTGACGCGGGTGCTCTCACCGTGCCAGCTGCCGCCGACGTGGTTGCGGTAGATGCGGGCGCCGCTGTTCGGCGCGTTGATGCGGGCGATGATCTCGCGGCTGACGCGGGCCTCGGATGTCATGGGTTAGGCGGCGGCGGTGGTGGTGGTGCGGCTGGCTCGCTTGTGCTGCCAGCACGGCAGATCGTGCTGAGTCCAGGCCCAGCCGGCCTTGTAGCCCAGCATCCGGCCCAGATCCTGCAGGCCAGCCAACGAGCCATCACAGGCCCGGATCAGCTCCCGGCGCTCTGCGCGGCGGCGTTCCTCGTCGCGAAGCTTTTCCATCCGCGGATCGAGGTACACCAGCTCACCATCGACATGCTCAACGGGGCGGCTCCAGACCAGGAACCGGTGCCCGCACTCGGAGCAGACCTTTGGCTGGCCTGGGATGAAAGCATCGCATTTCGGGCACGCCTTGCCAGCCGGGAGGGTTTCACGCGGGCGGGCGCTCCGGCCCTGCAGGCTCCACTGGCGGTCCTGCAGCGGCGAGCCGAAGCCAGGCTGGCGCATGTTGCCGCAGTGGTCGAGGCCAACCATGTGGGTTTTGCCGTCGGCCGTGCGCAACCCCCGCCCCAGCATCTGGAGATAGAACGACAGGCTGGCAGTGCGGCGCACCAGCTGAACCGCTGCAACGCCGGGCACATCGACGCCCTCGCCAACGATTTCGTAGTTCACCAGCACCCTCAGGCTCGCATCACCCAGGTCCCTGAACATCATGGTCCGCTCCTCTGGCGGGGTTTTGCCGTGCACCGCAGCCGCAGGAATCCCAGCGTCTCGAAACGCGATGGCGTAGGCCTCGGCGCGCTCCACGCTGGGGGCAAACGTGATACAGGTCCCGTTGAAGTGATTCGCGACCCGCTTGCGGTACTGGCTCACCACGTCGCCCATCACCTGGCGGGTTGCGAGCATCTCGGCCTGCTGCCGCTGGCCCGCCAGTGTGTCGGGGTTGCGGATGTCGTCCAGGTCGGCGCTTGGGATCGAATAGCAGTGCGGCCGGGCCAGGAAATCGTGATCCACTAGCCACTCGACAGACGGGCCGATCTCCAGATGCTCGAAGTAGCCGCCAAAGCCGACGCCAAGGCCGCGGCCGTCCAGGCGCTCAGGCGTGGCCGTCAGGCCCCAGAGCCAGGCATCGGGGCACGCTTCGACGACCCGGCCCCACTTGTTCCCCTCCACCAGATGGTGAGCCTCGTCGATGATCAGCCAATCCCAGGGCGGGATGGAGCCCAGGCGCCGGCCGATGGTGTCCACGCTGCCGACCTGCACGCTCAGCTCGGGCTGGAACGGTGCCCAGCTCTTGGGCACGATCAGGCCATGCTCCACGCCAGCCCGGCCGATGCGACCCGACAGGTCAGCCACCAGCTCCTTGCGGTGGGCCAGGGCCAGGACACGGGCGCCGCTGCTGGCCAACCTGTGGACCTGAAACGCCAGCATGGTGCCCTTGCCGCTGCCCGTGGGCGATTGGGTCAGCACGCGGCGATGGCCGGCGTAGAACCCGTTGACGCGGGTGCGGTGGATCAGGTCGGACTGGTGGGGGTGGAGGGTGATCACCGGTGATATGGGATTGGGTGCCACCCCCGCTTGTCGCCGTCCACGACGCCCTGCAGGGCCTGGAATCACCGGCGAACCTCGACGGGTCCCGTTGTGGTTGCGCAGAGGCCAGGCCGGCCCACCTTGCGGAACCGATGACCACCACCTGACCCGGGCAGTGGCTGGCGTGATGCTGGGAGCGGGCTTGCTGGGTGGCCCCAGTACCCTAGCGGTTGCCGTTGCGATGCGCAATGGGTTGCCGCTATGGTGCCGGGCGTAGCTCAACATGCAACATGCCAGCCGATAGTACGGACGCACACCAAAAAATGCGGGTGATGGGCCTTCGTGTCACCGTGGAGCAGGACGAGTTCCTGGATCGCGTGGCGCGGCGGCGTGGGGTGCCGAAGAGCGTCTACCTCCGGCTGCTGATCAACGACCACATGCAGAGCGCTGCACGCGGCTACAGCCCCCTGACGGCGGCCTGACGCCGTGGGCAACCTGGAGCGGGTCACGGCCGGACGATGGCCGGAGATCCTCGGCGCTCTGGCGGGCGTGCCGCCGGAGGCGTTCAACGGCCAGGCGCAGGGCTGCCCAGCCTGCGAGCGCAACGGCATTGCCCTGGGCACTGGCCGCAACCGGGACCGGTTCCGCTGGGACGTCAGCGAGGGCATGGGCGAGTGGTTCTGTAACCAGTGCGGCGGCAAGCATGGCGGCGGCGGCGGCGGCAACGGTGCCGATCTGCTGATGCGGATGCTCGGCTGTGATTTCCCCACAGCAGCAGCCAGGGCTGAGGCGTACTGCGGGCTGGTGACCACGGCGCGACCGGTGACGCCGGGGCCCAGCGCTCCAGCTCCCTCGATCCGCACCCGCAAGCCGGCGCGGATCCCCACGGCGCCACCGGCTGGCACTCCGCCGCCACTTCTGGGCGGGTGCGAGGAGCAGTACCCCTACGGCGCCGATCCGGAGAACCCGGATTTTTGGATACAGAGGATCCCGCAGCCGCCGAAGGTTCCCGGGGGGAAGCCCGGCAAGCTGTTCGTTCACCGCGTCTGGCTCGATGGCCGCTGGCATCGCCCGAGCAAGCGGGACGCATTCACCAGTGAGTGGCCGGCGCCTCGCCCCATCTACCGGCTGCCCCAGCTGCTGGCAGCACCTGACGCGCCGGTGCTGGTGGTGGAGGGGGAGCGCACGGCGAACCGGGCGGCCCTGCTGTTCCCGGATCACGCGGTGGTGGCCTGGTGCCACGGCAAGGAGGGGAAGCAATACACCGACTGGAGCCCCTTGGCGGGCCACAGCTGCACCCTCTGGCCTGACAACGATCGGGATGGGCAGGCGGTGATGGCCTGGCTGGCGGAGCACCTGCAGGGCCTGGGGTGCACCGTGGCGGTCGTGACGCCTCCCGAGGGGGTGCCGGCGAAATGGGACCTGGGCGATGCGGCTGGCGATGGCTGGACGCCGGAGCGGGCCGCGGCGGAGCTCAAGCGCCTGACGCAGCCGGTGCTGAGCTCCCCTCGATCCGCAGAAGCTCCCCTCGATCCACCCTCCGCCCAGCCGGCCACCTCGGCTGACGCCAGCATCGCCGGCTGTCGGCAGCAGCTGGGCCAGGCCATTGGCCAGGGCGTCGCCGGAGCCGATCTAGCCCAGCTGGTGGCGCAGCTGGCCAGCGATGGTGGCCACGCCGTTGCAGCCCTCGGCGCCATCGCTCGGGAGCTGGAGCGCGAGCACGATCAGGCCGCCGATGCTCAGGCTCAGGCGCAGGCCATCTCCGATGACGCGCGTCGCATTGACGCCGGGCGCAGCCTCTCGGCATCCATCCTCCTGCCCGCGGCGCTCGCTGCAGCGGTTGATCTGCGCACTCGCTATTTGCCGACCGATGGCCCCTCCGCCGTCGTTCCCTACCTCGCCGCCGTCGCCGGCATGGTCCGACTCGGGACGCAGGTCGTCGGCTGTGCTGCCGCCGGTTATCGCGTGCCAGTCAACCTGTTCACCTGCCTCGTGGGTCGGTCGGGCGCCAAGAAATCTCCGGTCGATCGCCTGATGCTGCGCGATCCGCTCGGGCCGATCCTCGAGGCGCAGGCCGCGGCCGATCGCCTCGCTCGGGAGAACTGGCAGCTGGAATGCCGGGGCGCCAAAGCCGCCGATCGCCCCGACCCACCGCAGCCGCAGCGCCTGATGGTGTCCGACTTCACCGGCGAGGCACTGGCGTCGCAACTGGAGCAGGCTGAGAAGGCCGGTCGCGGCCTGCTGATCTACCGCGATGAGCTATCAGGCCTATTCGGTGGCCTGAATCAGTACCGATCCGGTCGCGGCGGCGACGAACAGCAACTCCTCGAGCTCTACGACGGCGGCGGCCTGACAAGTCTGCGCGTCACCGGCTGCAGGTCCTATTCGCGGTCTCAGGTTTCGATCGCCGGGAACACTCAGCCCGACGTGCTGCGCCAGCTGGTGGCCAACGGCGACGCCTCTGGACTCTGGGCCCGTTTCCTGTTCGCGCCCCTGCCGGAGCGGGCCGTGCGCCTGCCGTCAGGCGTCGGCGACGACGAGATTGCGGCCATTGAAGCCGCCGCTGAACTGCTGGCCCAGACCGCTACGGCTGTTCATCGGCTGCCAGCCATCACGCATCGGCTCAGCAGGGCGGCAGAGGATCAGTTTCTGGCCTACGAGCTGGAACAGCAGCAGGCGGCCCTCAGCGCCTCCCTGGGGGCCCACTCAGCGCTCCACGGAAAATCCGCAGGCAAGGTGCTGCGCGTCGCTGGCGTGCTCCATCTGCTGGCCCTGGCCACGGGGCAGGCGCGAACCGGTGACCCGATCGGCCTGGAGTCGCTTGACCCGGCGATCCTGCTGGTGGACTACCTGAACCGTTGGGCGATCGGCATGCACGCCGAGGTTGCCGACGGCGGCCCCTCCGGCCTGGCGCTGGCCATCTACCGCGCCGCAGTGGCCCATGGCGGCCTGGCGACGTGGCGGGACATTCGCGGCCGGCTGGGGAGGGCGCATCGGGCAGGCCTCACCGCTGGCCAATGCGGGGCCATCCTCCAGGCGCTGGCGGATGCCGGCTACGGCGAGCTGGAGCGTGGGGCACGTGGGGCAGTGGCGTTCCGCGCAGCGAGCCAGCGCCCTACGTAGGGCAGCAGCACGATCCCTGTGTAGGGCAGCGTGGGGCAGCGGCCAAACCCGTTTCAGCGCAGCGGGTTTGGCGTTTTGGAGCCTGCTGCGGCACCGGCGGCGGTGCGCGCTTGCGTGGGGCAGGCCGGTTTGTGTGGGGCAGGCTGCCCTACGTCTCGCCCTACGCAGAAATCTAGTGATAGCAAGCGTTTTGCCCCTTATGTAGGGCATGTAGGGCAGGTCCTAGGAATAAGGGAAAAAACGGGGCCAGAGAGAGGGAAGAGGGGAAGGGATAAAAACTACCCTACATATCTTCTTATACCCTCTAATCCCTTGATACCACTAGGTTTTGAGCGTAGGGCAGGGGTGCCCTACACATGCCCTACGTGCCCTACGCAAGCCCGCCCCTCCAAGGGGTTGCCAGGCGGCAGGTCGTGCGCTACTGTGATGGGACAGGCGGGGAGGCCCGCCGCACACCCATCACCAGCCATGACCATCGCCGCTTTCACCGCAAAGGTCGCCACCCTTGCAACCGAAGACCTGCTGCAGTTGATCCGTCGGATGATCACCGAGGAGATCTTCAATGACTGCTTTGATGCAGCGGTTGACGAGGCTTGCAGCCGCGACGAAAACCTGGCAATCACGATTGACGCTATGTGGGCCTGACCCCCCCCCGGCCCGCCGGGGCCATTCCGGCACCCATCCCACCTTCACCTCACCCCACGGACATGACTACCGCTCGACTCCTAACCGATGCCGCCTTGGAGCGCATCACTGCAGCCACCAACGGCCACGAGCCTGGCCAGCCGTACATTCTCGGCCGGGAGCAGTTCTCCCGTTTCTGGCGAGAGGAACTGTGCGATGAGCACGCACGAGATCCGCGCCACAGCGACCGCGTAGACCTGTGGGTCGCCATCGCCTCCGCCGAAGCACGGCGCCAGTTCGACCCCGGTTGGAGCCGTTGCCATAGCGAACTGGCCATGGATACCGAGCAATCGGGAAACATGCAGTGGTGGTATCAGACCACTAGCGGCACCCAGCTGTTCGCGCTCGATTGGCGTGATTCCGATCCGCAAGGATCGATTCACTGGAGCGAAGTCCTATCGGTCTTTAACGACGTGCTGCCGTGGTCCACAGAATCACGCAACCCGGAAGACCCATGGGCACCAATCGGTTCTGACGGTTTTTACGCCGTCATCATTCCTGCGGAACGGGATCAGCCCGGGCGAACAGCCTGGACCCAGGTCCGGTTAGCCATTGCTGGCCTGGACTACCGATGCTGGGCACAGGAAACGGGAGCCACCGATCCAATAGCTCATGCTCGGTGGCGCGTGCGGAGCACTCTGGGCCTAGCCGCTGCCTAATCCCCGGCCCGCCGGGGCCTATCCCGGCAACCCACCCCACTGCACCCCCACCCCACCACATGACTACGCTCCCCACAGTTCACATCAACGGCACTGGGGCTGAAACCCTCAGGGCTGAATACCAGGCTCTCTCCGAGGCCCTGGCGGTCGCCGAAGCTCGACTCCTGGCGGCAACCCCCAACGGCCGCGACTTCTATCCCCAGGGTAGGGACGCCTATTACAGCGCTCGCTTCGAGCGGTCTGAGATGCTCGCCAAGTTGCGCGAAATCATGGATTACGCCAACGCCTGGCGCGATCACGCCATCTCTCATTGCCGCCAAGCCATCTCCGATGATCTGGCCGATCAGGAGCGGGCCGATGTCTGACCTCACCATGGAATCGCCCGACTGGTGCCGGGAAGCGCTCAAGCAATATTTTCTTGATCGCCCGAACACATCAGTAGATACCGTTGATCTAGTCGGATATTTTCGCGTTACAATAATTCTTGATGCCGTCGAAGACCTTGTAAGAACTGGATGGCTAGTCAGAACTACCGACTTATACCCAAAACTGAAGCGAGCCGATGCCTGACCTCATCCACCAGGCCCCAACCCCTGAGCAGCTCCAGGCGATTCGTTCGGTTGGCGCCACCTTCCAGGAGATGGCCGACACGATCACCGCGGCATTCCAGCAAGCCATGCTCGATCCCGAGCAGCGGGATCGCCTGCAGCAGGTGGCAGCAGCCCTGAAGGCGATCAGGGACCGCACAGCACCGATCAAGGTGCACCAACACCTTTGGCCAGAGCCAATCTGCGATAGGCCCCCAACAGCGGAAGACGGCGATCACCAAGGCATGGTTCAGTATCTGAATCACGAAGGGCGCTGGGCGAGCGGAGCGTGGTACAACGTTGCCAACAACTTCGGCGAATGCCCCTGGCTTCATTGCCCTCAGTGGAGGATGGACTGGAGCGACCCGCATACTCTCGCCCGCGTAGTTCCATTAGTACCTGCGCCTATTCCCCATGCCTGACCCCACCCCCGCCGGCTGGTGTCGGGATCCCCTGCCCTCCGTCAGTGGCTGGTTTGCTGTGATCCGCTGCACTGAAGAGGGCTTGCGCTCTGGCGCAGCATGGGTCCAGGACGGCAAGGCGTGGTCTTGTGGCGGCAGAGCTGTTGCTGCTCACGCTGGTCCGTTCCAGACCAGGGACCAGGCACACGCCTGGGCAGAGGCTCACCTGGAAGTTTCCCTCACCTGGCGGGTCGAGCCAACACCCAAGCCCGCCGAGTCCATGCGTGACCCTCGCGGCGCCCTCTACAACTGGCGCTATCGCGAGCGCAAGGCAGGCCGGCTGCCGCCGCCTGAGCATCCCCGGTGCCCAGCCTGCGATCTGCTCCACACAGGAGTCAGGGGGGCGTACTGCTCCCGCTGCTGGGAGAAGCTGACGCCCGAGGGCAGGCAGGCCAAGGCCCAGCGGGTGCGGGACAGCCGGGCCAGGGCCAAGGCCAGGGCAGCAGGGTGACGATATGTGAACCGACCACGCCTGCCCTTCGCTACCGGCAGGTCATGCGCTACAGTTAGGTCATCGGGAGGGAGGCCTCCCATCACCCCATCACCAGCCATGACCACCACCGCAAAAACCCGCACTTCTCACCACATCTTCAGCGGAGTGAGCTACAACTGGACAGCGCCAACCATTGATCAAATCTGCAACGCCGAGCCCGCCGGTATTTCTCAGTCTATCGATGGTTCAGATCTTTACTTTATGCCTTACCAGGGAACTACGCTTGCTTACACGCTTGCCGCCCTGGAGGCCTGTTACGCCTGGGCTGCCTGACCCCCCCCACGGCCCGCCGGGGCCTATCCCGGCACCCACCCACCTTCATCCCCACCATGGATTCCACAACTGCCCTTGCCGCCGCCCTTGCCTACGCAGGCGCCGCCATTGGCGTGGCAACAGGTTATTGGTCAAAAACGCAAGGGCTTGACTACCCTTCCCTGCTGCCCAACCATCTGGTTAAGTGGGAAAAAAAGACAAACTTATCCGGTGGCTGGGACATGCGGCTAGAGCCCACTGACACCTTGCGGCTTGTGGCCGCAGCCGCCGGTCTGCTGTGGCCAGCCTACTTACTGGTGTGCTTGTTCTATCAAGCTACTCGCAAGATCGGCGCCTAACCCCCCCCGGCCCGCCGCCCCCCCAGCCCCCAGTCCGCCAGCTGGGGCTTTTCATGCCTGCCCCTTGCGCTCCGGCAGGTCATGCGCTACAGTATGGAGACAGCAGGGGAGGCCCTGCACAACCCCATCACCAGCCATGACCGCAACTCTCATTGATCGCGACGGGATGCAGCGCTTTGATTTCCAGCCTTCTGCTGGCTCTGTTCAGATCACCCGTTGGGATCCCCAGCCTTTGCCCCGCAGGCGCTGGAGGCTCGCTCCGACCGCCAACTTCGTGATCGACATCAATGAAGGCAGGGCTCTCTGGAAGGACCTGGTGAAACAGGGCTACTCCCGCCGCTGACCCCCTCGGCCTGCCCCCCCCGCCCCGGCTGACCACCGGGGCTTCTTTATCCCCCTCCGCCATGCAAGTCACCTACGTCACCACCGAACTGAAACAACCCCCTGCCAGGGCGGTGGTTGTTGGCATTCGCGCCTTGCTCGTCTCTGGAGGCTGCATTGATCGCCCTGGGATTGTTCGCCGCTTCACTGGAGGCGGCATCGCCGAGCCCCTGGCGAGCCGCTACGCCGACACACTGATCACCTGCAACACCGACCCGTTACACCACATTCACTGGAAGGTCCAGGGGAGCCGGGGCCGCTATGTCTACAGCCACCCCAGCTGACCACCGGGGCTTTATGCTGTCCATGCCGAGTCGTCCCTGACCGCGAGGGGGGAACCGTGGTCTGTCGTTGGGGCAGGCTAACGGTACCGAAGGCTCGGCTCCATTCATCCCCTGGCGGGTTCCCCTGGGGCTCGCAAGGCGGCTATGCTGCTGGCGTTGCGCTTCGTGTTGCTCTGTGCCTGTCGGACGCCCGACATCCCTGACCCCAGAGATGATCCCCATCGCTGCGGAAGTGGCTCGGGACTGCCCCACCATGGCAGCCATCGGCAGAACCCTTGGGGTGCGTCGGCACACCGTTAGCGATTGGATCCGCAAAGGCGAAGAACCGGATGCACCGGAACCCTTCGCATCGTTTGCGACCGCCATTCATGCAGCCATAGCAGAGTCGGAAATCACGCTTACCCGAAAGCTGCAGAATGGAGACGGCAGGGATGCTGCCTGGATCCTCACCCATTCGCCTTTCTTCCGTGACGAGTGGTCCGACGCAGCCTCAGAACGCCGCGCTGTGCAGCGGGCCATGGCCGGCGTGGTGACCGCCATTGACGGGGCAGGGCTGACCGACGACCAGCGGATGCGGCTGCTGCTGGGGATCCAGGCCCAGGGCATCGGCGTGCCGGCTGAGGGGGAGGGGTGATGCCATCCACTCCCCTCCCTGGCGGGCCTGAGCAGCCGTCCTGACCCATGGCAGGCAATCCGCCCCCGTGGAGCCCTGAGGAGCTGGTGGCCCTCGCTGAGCACGACGGCAACATGCCCTTTGCGATGGTGGCGGATAGCTTCCATCGTCAAGCGCTGGAGCAAGGCTGGCCGATCCGGAGCAGAAGCGCTATAAGCAATATGCGCTATAAGCTTGGATGTACTAATCCCATGAACACCACGATGAGGGTAGGTGAGCTAACCACGACTGGCGGGGCTGCGCTGATTCTCGGGTGCTCGCAAAAACGAATTTTAAAGATAGTTACCAATCCCCTTAATAGGTCGTTTCTACAAGTTATTTGGACTGGCACGATGCGCTACATCAGCCGCGAGGGCTGGCGTCGGCTGGCCAAGGGGCGCCCCAAGGCCCTGGCCGGCTTTGACCCTGACCGGTTGTTTCAGCTGCTGGAGGATCGCGACCTGGCCGAGGATGTTGCCGCTCGCTATCCCCTGCATCTGGGGTGCTACCCGATTCGCTGCATTGAAACCGGCCAGCGGTGGGACAGCGCACGGAAGGCAGCCGCTGAGCTGTTCGTGCATCCGGCCTACATCTGCCGGACGATCCGGGAGCGCCGGCCGGTCACCGTGCTGGGGCTGACCTTCGAGCGAGTGCAGCCCGGGGCCGCATGACCCACCCCATTCCCTGCAGCGACTGCGGCGCCCCCGCTGGCGGGCCCCCAGGGCCTCCCACAGGCTGGGAGCTGGAGGATGGCCGCACGGTCTGCCATGACTGCTGCGTGCTTGACTTTCGGGCTACCGTGAGAGGGCAGCAGCTGAGCAAGGTGCTGCGCCACTTTCGCGACACCCACCCATGATCGACCGTGCATTGATTGCCGCCGCTGTGGCGGAGGCTGAAGCAGAGCAGCAACCCCAGCATGCCCAGGCTGAGCAGCAGCCTTGGCAAAACCTCGAGAACCTGGATATTGACTGGGATTTCTTGCGGGGCATCGACGGCAGGAGGGCGATCTCTTGATGGGATCGTACGCGGCCTACAGCTTGCGACGTGCCTGCGATTCTCGCTGACCCCATCGCCGCTGCCCTGGCGAGGGAGCGGCTGCGGGGTATCGGCGGCAGGTTCTACCGGGGGAGCCTCGATGGCCTGATGGCCACCATGCGCAGCCAGCTCCATGGCAGGCAGGTGGACTTGTTCGACGACATCACATCGCCAGAGATCGGCGTGGTGGCCGGCTACGGCTCCGGCAAAACGATCGCCGACGCCTACAAGGCCATCCAGCTCAGCATCCTCAACCCAGGCTTCACCGGTGCTGTACTGGAGCCGACCTACGGCATGGTGGAGGAGATCTGGCTGCCTAAGTTTGAGGAAGTTCTGGAGCGTTTAGAGATACCCTATACATTTACACGCGGCCAGAATACTCCCGAACACGTATTACACTTCAAAGACTTCAGCAGCACCGTTGTAGCAAGAAGCTTTGAAAACTACCGGCGGATCGTTGGCCCTGACTGGGCTTGGAGCATTGGCGACGAGGTGGACACGGTGAAAGCTTCAATCTGCCGCAAAGCGTATAAGAAAATCGTCGGGCGGGTCAGGGTGGGCATGGTCAATCAGAAAATCAACTCATCAACGCCTGAGGGTTTCCAGTGGCACTATGAGATGTACGGATCGGAGAAGGGTAAAGTGGTCGAGGGCAGGCGCCTGATCAGGATGTCGAGCGACGACAACCCGCATTTGTCGCCAAGCTTCTTTGAAGAGATGGAGAAGAACTATACGGAAGAGGAGCTAATTGCTTACCGCCATGGGCAATACATCAACCTCGCAACCGGCAGGGTATGGTATAAGTTCACCAGGGAAAGAAACGTCAGGCCGGTTCAGTACAACGAAAGCGAAACCATAATCCTTGGCGTTGATTTCAACGTCGGCAACACGAACGGCATTGCCATCGTGCGGCGCGGCAGGGAGGCTCACGTGTTCGCCGAGATCAAGGCGTACGACACGGCGAAGCTTGGCGAGGAGATCAGGCGCCGCTGGCCTGACGCCAGGATCCAGGGCTACCCTGACTCCAGCGGCGGGCATCGCTCAACCAACAGCACGAGGACTGATGTTGCGATCCTGCAGGACTTCGGAATCAGCAATATGTCACCAGCCGCCAATCCCCCGGTGCGGGACCGCATCAACACCACAAACGCGATGTTCTGCAATGCCCAAGGCGAGGCGAGGCTGTTCGTTGACCCCAGCTGCAAGGGGCTGATTGATGACCTGGAGCAGCACAGCTACGACGAGAAGGGTGACCCAGACAAAGAGGGCGGCAACGATCACCGGACAGACGCTTTGAGCTATCCCATTCACAGGATCTTCGAGATTGGCCGCGCCACGGCTGGCAAGGCTGTCCGAGGGGTTAGGCTGTACTGAGCCGCTACATCGCCATGTCCATCGTCTACAGGGGTGAAACTTTCGACGGCTACAACAAGCCGAAAAGAACACCAAATCACCCCAACAAGTCTCACGTTGTGCTGGCCAAAGAAGGCAGCACGATCAAGCTCATCCGCTTCGGCCAGCAGGGCATCAGCGGAAGCCCCGCCAAGAAGGGCGAGGGGGAAGCCGACCGCAAGCGCCGTGCCAGCTTCAAGGCTCGGCACGCGGCGAACATCGCCAGGGGGAAGCTCTCGGCTGCCTACTGGGCTGATCGGGTGAAGTGGTGATCAGCGGCGCTTGCGAGGCTTCCTGGCCTTCTGCTTCGGCGGCGGCCCGCTGGTGTTCCTCGGGCCTGGCACCAGGTTGTTGCGGCCCGTGCCGCGTCCCCTGGGCGTCACGGGGGCCAGCTGCTGGTCATATATCCGCAGTGCCCTGGCGGCGGGCTTGCTGCCCCTTGCGGCGGCGGCTGCAGCGCGTTGGGCACGGCCACGGATCAGGGCCATCCCTGCATCCCTGGCGGCTGATCCCTGGCTCTTCAGCACATCCCGCGCCACCTTGGCCCTTGCACCCCTTCCCCGCGACTCAGCGATGTTGCGGGCTGCCTCGAACGCGAACCAGCGCCGTGGCG